GGCGAGACGGGGTGGCACCCTTTTCGACAGTTTTTGGCACGGTATATGCTATTAGAGTCTACAGGCTGCTGATGGGAGAATAGAAGTCATGTACAAAACCGTAATCTTGGGAGATAGGGCAGTGACCGAGCCGGTAGAAATGCCAGACAGCACAAGGGAACTGGTGATGGAGCTGATGGCGCAGAACCGAATGATCCTGGAGGCAAACTGCCGCGCGATGAACCTGATTTCAGCGGCGCCCGCATTGATTACCAAGGATGATGACGATTATTTCAGGAGTTCCGATGGCTGATGGGTTTGAACCGATGTACGAAATGCGGCTATTCTGCCCGTCATTCGGCAACTTTTACTTCGTGGCATTTCTGATTTGACGACCACAAATCCTGAAGTCCTCTCGCTCGCCGAGGTACGCAAGGCCAACAAGGCGCAGGCCGCGCTCTTCTTTGGGATTACGCTGCCGGTTATCGACAAGTGGATTCGCGAGGGTATGCCGATCGTTCAACGCGGCAGCAAGGGATTCGAGTGGGTTCTCGATCTGCACGACATTGCCAAGTGGAAATACACCGCCCGCCTGCCGTCCGGCGAACTTGACCCTGAGACCCTGGCGCCCGGCGAGCGCAAACTCTGGTACGACGGCGAGACCAAGCGCCGCGAGCTACAGGTCCGCGACCGGCAACTGATCCCGGCCATCGAGGTCGAGGAGGTGGTCGGAACCGCATTCTCTGCGACCGCCCAGGCACTGATGGCCCTGCCGGACAATCTCGAGCGCCGCGCCGGACTCAGCCCTGAGCAGGTCGAGTCGGTGGACACCGTCATCCACGAGGCCCTCAATGACCTGGCCGACAAGCTGGGTCATGTTGCGCCGATACCAGACCGATGAGGAACTGCTGATGTTTAAAAGCAAGTGGGATAGCTACCTGCAGTTTATGGATCGTTTTCACCGGAGCGTAGCAATGAACAAGTACAACGGGATAGATGGCAATGGATATCAGCCAATCCATCGCCCAATAGCAGGAAAGACTCCGCATCCACCGAAATCAGATTATGTGAGAAAAGGTCCGCAAGAAAAAGAAATTGACAGGCTCAATGAATTACTGAGCCTCTCAATGAATGAGGCAGATAAGTATTCGCAACTTTGGTTGTCTGTTGTCGACAAAAACACAGCGAACGCCGCCCTGGCCGACGAGCGCGGCAGGAGGTTGGAGAAGTTGTGGAGGGAAGCGCACAGTTTTCGAAGCAATCCAGCGGAATTTGAAGCATGGTTCAACGAAGACGGCAGCCTTAAAGAAGACAAGTGAGGAATCTATGAAACGCTTCAATGCAACTTCCACCATGGTTGAAGAAGACGATGGTTGGTACGTCCGCTATGTAGATGCAGCGGATGAGATTGAGGCCCTGAAAAAAGAAATCAAGCAATTCCAAGAATTCATAGCCCGGCAAGCGAGGAGCCGAAATGAGCAAGAAACAACGTATTGCCGATCTTGAGCGACGAGTTGCGCAACTCGAATCAGAAATCACTTGGTTACGGCTGCAGCAACCAGTGACCTACCCGTGGCGTGATTCATGGCCCTACCCATGGCCGCAGGTTATTTGGACGACCGAAGTGACGAGCGGCGGAACCGATCAACCTCATTGCCCAGGGCAATTTATCGACCCTGATAAGGAAAAGATGGCCGATCGCCTCAGTAAATTGCGCGGGTGGTCGTAGCGATCCATACCAATGAACTATGCGCCTGAGGGCATCTAGATGAAATTTACCCCTAGCAATCCAGACAGACGGATCGGGAGGTTTTTTCTTCCGGCCTATTGGGTTGAAACAAGGTCTCCTAGCTGCACCAGGATCATGGGATCATGCGCCATATTGTCCGCAGAATTCGACTATGCAAGATGCGGCTGGGAATACGTGGCGACTTCGCGGTTTTTTGCAGTTTGCCCAGAGGGTCAAGTGGCGCCTACCTACACTTGGTGTCTTGACGACGAAGGTGGATTGTCTGCACTGTGAGCTTCACCGCCGCGTCACCGATCGTCACCAGCGCCGCCGAGGCCTACCGCCCGCCCCGGCGCGTCTCGGTTTCGGATGGGGTCGCCAATATCCTGATGATCCGCCAGCCGGGAGGGTACTCCGGGCCCTGGTCGGCCGCCGAAACGCCATACATGGTCGAGCCGATGGACATGCTTGCCAGCCGGCAGCACGAGGCAATCTGTTTCGTGGGCCCGGCCAGGTCCGGCAAGACCATGGGCCTGCTGGACGGGTGGCTGGGCAACATCATAGTCAACGACCCCGGCGACATCCTCATCGTGCAGATGACCCAGGAGAAGGCGCGCGAGTTCAGCAAGATCAGGGTGGACCGCGCGATCCGCCATTCGCCTGAGATCAAGTCGCGCATGTCCCTGCGTGGGCACGACGACAACACCCACGACAAGCTGACCAAGCACGGGATGTGGATCAAGATCGGCTGGCCGAGCGCCACCCAGTTGGCCTCGTCAGACTACCGTTACGTCGCCCTGACCGACTACGACCGCATGCCGGACAACATCGACGGCGAGGGCGCAGCCTACGTCCTGGCCGTCAAGCGCACCCAGACTTTCCTGTCCCGCGGCATGTGCATGGTCGAATCCAGCCCCGGCCGGGAGTACGACGATCCCCATTGGCGGGCCTCGACGGCCCATGAGGCGCCGCCGGCATCCGGCATCCTTGGCATCTACAACCGCTCCGACCGGCGCCGCTGGTACTGGTGCTGCCCTGACTGCTTTGAATACTTCGAGGCCGCGCCTGGCCTGGCCCTGTTCGCCACCCTGCCCGACGAGGAGGAACTGTTCGATGAGATCCGGTCTGCGCCGCTCTCGAAACTGGCAAAGAAGCACGCCGTGGTCTGCTGTCCACACTGCGGCAGCCAGATTACGCATGAACATAAGCAAACGCTTAACAACTACAAGACCGCACGTTGGTTGGCAGACGGCCAGCGGGTGGAAGATGGTGAGGTGGTAGGCGACTATGAGCCCTCCTCGATCGCCGGGTACTGGCTGGGCGGCGTGGCGGCGGCGTACCAGAAGTGGGACTCGATTATCCTGCGCTACCTCCAAGGCCTGCGTGAATACGCACTTTCGGGGTCAGATCTCACCCTGAAGACAACGATAAACACCGATCAGTCAATGCCATACCTGCCGCGGCACCTCAAAGACGAGGCCGGCGACCTTGCTGAATCCCGCCTCGAGGGCCTGCAGCGCTACCATGTCCCACCGTGGGCACGGTTCTTGCTTGCGGCCGTCGACGTGCAGGGCGGCCGGCGCGCGCGGTTCGTCGTCCAGGTCCATGCAATCGGCCCGCACATGGAATCTGCCGTGATCGACCGCTACGACATCACCGAGTCGCCCCGCGGAGAGAATGAGCGCATCGACCCGGCCGCCTACCCAGAAGACTGGGACGTGATCACCGAGAAGGTGGTCAAGGGCACCTACAAGATCGATGACGACGATGAGCAGGAACTGCGCGTCCTGAATACCATCGTGGACTACGGTGGCGAGGCCGGGGTATCGGCACAGGCCGCCGACTGGCGCCGCCGGGTCAAGTCGCAAGGATTCGGCAACCGCATCACCTTGGGCAAGGGCGACGGGTTGCTGAAAGAGATGGTGCAGCGCACCACGGCACGGAATACCGAGGGCAAACGCATGAACGATGTGCCCCTGCTGCTGTTCTCGTCCGACAAGTTCAAAGACCAGATCGCCGCAGCCATGCGCCGGCCGGAACCGGGCCCCACCTACATGCACTTCCCGAGCTGGCTGAAACAGTGGTTTTTCGATGAGATCCGCGCCGAGGTTCGCCAGAAGAGCGGCAAGTGGAAGAAGATCCGGGCCAGAAACGAGGCACTGGACTGCTGGTGTATGATCTGGGCGCTCGCCTATTCTCTTGGCCCGGCCGACACCCGGCGCAAGTTCAACTGGGAAAACCCGCCGGCCTGGGCGAAACCGATCGAGCATAACTCACAGTTGATCAGCAAGGACGACCGGCGCGCGATCAAGGCCGCACCAAAAAAATCTCAACCTCGACCAAACAAGACACCATTTGTCCCGCGCAAAAGCGGATTCATCAAGGGGCGACGATGAACGACATATATAAGCAGATGGTTACACGCCTGCACCAGGAACTTGCGCAGGGCGGGCTGCCAAATGACAAGGCCGCGCAGATCAGCGTACAGACCGTGCAGGTCATCAGCGACCAGTTCGGCGGGCAGAATGTGTATCTGCCGCGCCGGTCGCCATGGTTCAGCTTCAAGCGCAGGGATGAGGCTATCCGCAAAGAGTTCAACGGCCGCAACATGCCCGATGTCTGCCGACGATTCAATGTGTCTGCCCGCACCGTCTATCGCGCCTGCAATCGAAAGTGACACTTCCTAGTAAGTAAGGCACCTCGCCGGGGGCAATACTCGGCGGCATGACCTACCAACAAGCGCTCGACCTTCAATCCGCGCTGGAGGCG